GCGCGTTGCTTGACCGCAGCGGTGGCAGCAGCGCGGTGTAGCGCTACGTTTTCTGTAGCAGGGTTCGCAGCAGCAGCCTCGATAGACGAATCAACGGTCGCTTTGAAGGCTGCCGTGCTGGCGTTGTCGAGCTGGTTCGTCTCGAAGTTCTTGAACTCACCCATCGCGGACAGCTTTAAGCGCTCAGCGGACATCTCGATCATGCGCCTTGCGCGCGCATTTGTCAGCTTCTCTGCGTACTTAGGGCTGTTCTCACTCCACCACTTCTCGGCGTCCAACGCAACACCTTTTGCGTTGTTGCCTTGGCGGTTCTTTTGTAGCTCCGTGCTGTAGTCGAGCCACCCTTTTTTCAACTCCGACTCTGCGGTGAACGCCTCGCGGTTTGCTTCGCGCAGCTCGATGCGGTCGAACGTCTCGGCGGCGCTGCCGAGTGCGTTGGCGAGCGCCGTTGTTTGGTTCGCGCGAACGCGACCTGCCTCGCCTGCGAAGCGGGCACCGTCGGGGTCAGGGCGACGCAGTTGGTTCAGCTCTGCCTGGGGGCGGTCATATACAGGTACGGTAGGCATAGCTTACGCCCCCTTCTTGTCGATTTGCCACTTCTCGGCTACCTTGGCTCCGCCACTCAGCAACGAGGTGCCAGCAGCCAGCCAAGGGTTTGTCGCCTTCGCCGAGGAGCGAGCAAACGAGGCGTTGCTGCGTTTATTTGCAGCGTCTTGCCGGAAGCCGTAGTCCTCGTCATCCGCGTTCTGCGTGATCGTCTCGCGGTCTTGCAGCCCGTAGTAATCGGTTTGGTCGAGCGTGGCTGCGGTGCTGCCGAAGCCAAGGTCGAGGCCGTTAGCCGCGAGCGCTGCGCGCTGTTTACCGCGAAGGTCAGACTGGGCAACGCCTTGCTTGCGCAGCTCAGCGTCTCCGCGCTCCTGCGCACGACGGGCCTGGTCGTCAGCGTTGCGGGCAGCGGCGTCAGCCTGCGAGGCTTGCGCACTGTATTGCGCTCGCTGCGCCTGCGCACCTTGGTACGCGCCGAACGCGCCCACTGCGGTCGACGCTGCGGTGAAAATAGTTGACGCGCTTGCGGTTGACGCCATGGCGGCTATCGATAGGGGGTCGATGCACATACTCTACCTCTCAATCCAAAACAAGTGAAACGGCACGCCAGCGGGGCCGAACGGCGCGGCGGGCGAGAGCGTGAAACCAATGTGTTGTAACCACGCAACAGTTTTCTTGTTGCGCGCATCCACGTGGTTTTCAAGCCGGGCGTACCGTTGAAGCATGGCAGCAGTGTACGTGCGCCCGCAGGCGATAAGTGCCCGTCGATAGCGGTCGAGGTCGTCAGTGCCCACCATCCACGGGCCCCCACTGTTGTAAATTAACGACACTGCGTTAACCCCGAGCAACGCCACAGGTACGCCGTAGGGGTTGACCGCCATGACGGTGCTGTCAGACGCCAGCACGCTCATTCTCAACAGCGCCAGCATACCGCCAGAACCGCTTGCAGCCCGCAGTTCGACTGCGTCGGCTGCTCTCAAATTTGTAGCAATATGCTCAATGCCCTCCGGTGTCGGCTCAGTAAACTCGAAGCGCTCACCGCGATACAGCGGCAGCGCCCAGCGGTCAGCCCGCAAGGGTCACCTTCAGCGTGATTGAGGACAGGGTGAACGGCACCGGGTCAGCACTGCGCACCCACATCTGCCCGCCCGTTGTCCAGTCGTTCTCGATGGTCACGTCCAGTTCTTCGCTCTTGAGGTTAGGAGGGCTGTCGTAAGGCTCGTCGCTGCGGAGCGGGATGTCAAGCAAGTTGTCTTCGTCCGGGCCTGCTTGCAACACGCCGGTGCGGTTGACGAGGAGGTACGCCTGCCCGATGTTTTTGATTGTGCCTTGCCCGCCCGCTGCGGCTGCCTCGACCCCGAGTGGCAGCGTCTGCACGTCGCCGGTGTAGGGGAGCCCGAGCTGCACGAGCGAGGCAGCAATCGGTAGGGTGACGCTGCCGGTGCTGCTCACGGTCAGCTCGCGCAACACGCCGCCGTCGGCGAGCGCTACGATCTCTTGCCCTGCAAGGTGCCACAGCCCGCTGATTGTTGTGGTCGGCGAGCCGCTGTACGTGGCTCCGCAATCAACAAAGAACGCGCTGCCGATTGTGGAGAACTGGCGGGAGGCCATCTGCTCGATGCAACGGATTTGCTGCCCGTCGAGCGTGCGGCGCACAACAGCGTACACGCGATCCTGTCCGTTCTCTGGCACCGAGCAAACGCTCTCGAACACGCCGTCAGTGTCGTGCTGCGCCCACGCGAACACCTGCTGCTCAGGCAGATACGTCATGCTGAGAAGCACGCCGTCGCTGCGCACGAACCACGCAACCTTGTCCGGGTTCCGCTGAAAGCAGGCATCGACCAAGGTGTAGTCGTTGAACAAGTGCGGTGCCATGATCGAGCGGTCGTCGGTCACGTAGCCTTGGGAATCGTTGGAATAACCGATGTCGCGTACCCGCTTGCCGGTGGCCTCGACGAAGATCGCCGCCGAGCCGGTGAGGAGCGGGGTGACCTCGCTCACGCCGTCGTAGGACTGGGGGCGGGCCGCAATGTTCGACGGCAGGAGCGCGCCGTTGCTGGTGGCGAACACGCGCCACACGCCGCCCGCAGTGAGCGCGAGCAAGTCGGTCAGAGGAAGCAGGTGGCGGATCGCGTTCTGTTGCTGCGCCTTGATGCGAATCTGGATGGCGTCGCCCGACTGAACCGGGTTTGACACGTTCAGATTGCTCTCGGTTCCCGAGCGCGTCATAAAAATCCCCTGCGGGGAGTTCGTGGTGCCTGCGAACACGCGGCGTTGCTCGTAGTAGGTCACAGCAGCCGGGTAGTTGCTTGCGGTGTCGAGGCGGATCGTGCTGCTGGGCGGGTTGCGCGAGTAGTCTGGCGCAATGTTGTCATCGACAAAGGTCAACCCTGTCGTCTCGCCGATGAAGCCATACAGGCGGTCGTTCGTGTTGATCGCCTTGTATACGCGGTACGAAGGCGTCGTGACCCCGCCCGGCGCGGTGTAGGAGATCGTGTTCTTCGCGCCCGCTAGCGTCAGGTCGTTTGACGCTGCCGTGCTCGGCGAAGTGGTCAGCGACTCTTCCAAACCATCCGACGTGATTGTCGTGATCTTGTAAAAAACGTTCTTGTTGTACGGCGTCCCGGTTCCCGCTGTCACGACGACGGTCGGCGTCCCTGGTGCGGTAACTGCGGCACCGAGCGAGGGCGCGGTCAGTGTCCAGTTCGTTGCTCCCAGTCGGCGCAGCTCGCGGGGCGTGTAGCCTTGTGAAGTCAGTGTCAACACGTCCGCGTCTTGGGTGAAGCGGATACCGAACAGGTCCGCGCTATCGTAGGGACTAGCGATGCTGTAGACCTCGGCTATGTCTGTGCCCGCCGGGGTTACCGCGTCGCCTGTGATCGGGTCGGCTACAGTCACTGTGTCTGCGTCCACGACCGTGACGACCACAAAACGGCCAGAGGTGAACGCGCCACTCATCATTGTGCCAACGAACGCCGTGTCGCCCGTCGTCATGCCGTGCGCACCGGTCGTGTTCACCGTGTTTCCCGCGATGCTGGCCACCGCGACGGCGGTGTTGAGCAGCGTGCCGCCGTCTGTGTGGAAGCGGATGTACTGGTGCCCGAACTCCAAAACCATGGACTGCGAAGCACTGAACACGAACGGAACCAACCGCACCGCAGTTGCGGACGCCTGCGCCACGTTGACGAAACGTGTGCCGGGGCGCTTTGTCACGGGGCCGTGCGGTAGGGGGATGTTGTTTTTACACAACGCCAGCCCTGTTTGGTTTTTCGCGTTGTCGATGCGCCCGAACATCTCGGGCGTGATCTCGCCCCCTGCGAAGGATCGTCTACTGGTTTTGGTAGTAGCCATTGCGTGCCTGCGTAGAGCTTGGGATGTACTGCGCGCTTGGGTTGCGCTTGCTTTGGTTGCCGTCTGACGCGAGCGCGGAGGCGGCATAGGCGCGGGCGGTTTTGAGTAGCGCAGACGAGGCCCTTGCCCCGTCATCACCCTTTAGGATCGGCCCTGCAAGGCAGGAGGCCAGCATGTAGCTGACCGTGCTTACGACGGAGGGAGGGAATTTGCTGGCGTCGAGCAAGGGCCTCGTGTACACGAGCACCGCGTCGGCCTTGTTGGTCAGGATCGTCGTGCCTTCAATCTCGAACAGCTCGCTGTCATCTTCAAACATTGTGCCGCTGTCGGTCATTATGCGTCGTGCGCGCAGGCAGTCGGCAGGCTTCTCGTAGGCGTAGGCCCACACATCGCCGAGCGGGGTGACGCTGGCCAACGCTGCACGAGTGCGTGCGAAGCTCCAGTCGCCCAGTTCCAACGTGGCGTAGACCGCTTGCGGGTAGAACCGCGCGGCCCAGTTCGCCTCTGCGCTGCCGTCAGGCGGGTCAATAGACACCACGTTGGCCTTGTTGCCGAGGTGGCTGTACGCCATGTTCACAATGTCGATGCTGGTTGCCATATTCTTGCTCTCAAAAACGAAAAGGCCGAAGTCACCCTCGGCCTTTTGCGTGCTGTGCCGTCAGGGATCAGGCGAGATCGGTCGCCTGCTCGGTCTTTGCGGCGGGCTGCTTGGATGCGCGGCCTGCTTTGGCGGCGACAGGTGTGCCGTCGTCGTCAACTTCAACCAAGTTCGAGCCAGGGGTCATGCCGCCTTTAGCGACATCGGTCTCGATCTCAACGATCTTGTTCTGCTCGGCACGGATGTACTCCAAGCCGATGAACGAGTCTTTGACAACGAGAAAGCGTTTCTTTGCCATGTTTGCCTTTCAGCCGATTGTTTGTGTGGTCGGCGACGGGTTGAAGAAAATAACCCCCAAGCAGCGCAGCAAGCTGCGCCGAAGGGGACGAGGGGGTTAGGTAAGGCTGTAGCCGCTGGCGTAGACCTTGCCGATGTCTTGAACATCGAGCACGAGCCCTGCGGTGACCTGACCGGTCGTGGGGGCGGTGCCGACCACGACGTAGTTGAGCCCGATGTAGCGTTGGCCGACTGGCAAGGTTGACAGAAGCGAACGTGGCAGGCTCAGCACAATCGGGCGGCGTCCAGCGGTGAGCTGGGCCAACACAATTGCGCCAGTGCTGCCGATGACGTTTGCGCTGGACAAGTTGGCGTTGGCCGAGCTGATGGCCTGGATTTCAAGTGAGGTCAGGTTGTTGAACACTTGGTCAACAGTTACAACCCACTTGAGGTCGCCCGAGACACCCAGATCACGGGCAACGCCCAGATCAATAGTGTCGGTAGACACCGCCGTGGCGGTGATAGCCTGTGCCTGAGACACAGTGTTTTGGCGGTCGAGGATCATGGTGCTTTCCTTTCAGCTTTCAAGGGTTAGACCACGCGGGCCTCGGTGTTCAAGATGCGATCCACTTTGCGGAGCGGTACGCCCAAGAACGTCGTCATTTTGTACGGCGTACCAAACTGGTTCATCGCCGTTTCGATGGTCACAGCGGACTGCGACTTGTTGAGCGCCATGATGCGCAGGTGCGAGTACACCGTGCGGTTGGCGTAGAAGCAGGCACGGCCTTTGTTGAGCATCGGCACGCGATCCATGGCACGAGACATCAGCTTGATGATCTCAGTGGAAGCGGTCGAAGCCTGTGTGCCGGTCTGGGCGACGAGGTCAGAGACATCGACGTTACAGATGCGGACGACATAGCGCCAGTCTTTCACAACCAAGCCGTTGTCCCACTGGTACAGCGTGCGGACAGCTTGATACCAGTTGCCGCTTCCGTCTTGCACAGACTCTTCGCCGAGGTCGCGGTGTTTGAGACCCGCTTGGGAACCTTTAGGGAAGGGGCAGTAGACGGTGTCTGTGTTCCAAACCACCAGCCAGATGGAGGTGTTGTCGGTGCTGGAACCACCCGCGTCCAGAATGTTCTGGGCGTTGGTAGCGGACAGCGAGCCGTACCGTGTGGCCAAACCGAGGTAGGTCTTGGGGTCAACGGCAGGGTTGCCATAGAACATCGTGTCGGCCTGGGTCTGGTTCATTGCTTCGATGAACGCGCTGTCTTCGGACAGGCGGAACTCCGCACTGTTGCCGTTCAGCTCGATCAGCTTGGCGTCGATGTGCGAGCGTGCTTCCAACATGCCACAAGCCTCGTCAACCTGCGCGGTTGTCGATTTGCTGGTTGGCACACCTGCGTTCAGCAGGCGGAAGTACACGGTCGGCAGACCTGTGCGGATGACGACGCGTTCGCCGGTAGGCAGGTTGCCTTCCTTGAAAACAGCGTCTTCGAGAATTTCGTTGGTCTGCGAGAGCAGCTCAGCGACTTTGGGGATTCGACCGTTGGGGTCGAGACGGCTGGCGTGATCGGCCAGCGTCAATGCGTTTGCGGCGAGGAGAGCCATGTGTTGATTCCTTTCAGTTCATGTTTGGATACAGCGCTTTGGCAGCCGACTGCTCGGGTGTCGCGGCACGGTTGCCGGAAGCCACGAAGCCGTCTTCGCCGAAGCGTTTGCCTGCTTTGACGAAGAGCTTGACGACTTCTGGGTGATTTCCAAAACCCGAGACATCAAGCAACTGCTTCAATTCAGGCGAGCCAAAGGTGTCCATGAACTTACGCGCGGTCGACATGTTGGTGTCGAAGGCATCGCCTCCGATCTCCTTGTCGCCCTTGCTCTGTTCGGCCCATTCCTTCACCGTCTTAACGTGCGCTTCGGCTCGACGTTGCTCCATTGCTGCGGCTACGTTTGCGAACTTCTGCGCCTGATCGTTCGTCAGGTTCAGTTCCTTGGCGATGACACTGAACTCTTCCACCGCTGTGGTGTCGAGCGCAATGCCCTCTGGCGCTTTTAGGTCGTACTTCTCAGGGGCTTTCGCCGCTGCTGTTCCGTCCTTGCCTTCGCCCGCTTCGGTCTTCGCCTGCGTGCCATCGGCAGCGCCCTTGTTGACCCCCGCGGCGGCAGCTTGTGCGCCCTGCGTAACAGACGAATCTGCTACGGTTGCAGTGCTTGCGGCTTGCGTGGTTGCGTCGCCGGTTGCGCCTGCTGTGTTTACATCACTCATTTTGTCCTCTGCTCTTCGAGCATCGTCAAATACGACTGGTGGCAGTTGTCGATGATCTGCGCCTCAACGGCTAGACCCACGTTTCGCTGCCCTTCGTTGAAAGCTGTCACGCTGCCCGAGTTGTTGAAGCTCGACCGGCGTGTTCCTGTCAAGCTGAGCAACCACCACACGAAGCGGCGACCACGGGGGCTTGACATGACCCACTTGACATCTTCTACGAAGGTGCGTTCTGCGTTTGCTTTTGTTTGTTCAAAAGCAGCGCGTTCCGCCTCCGAGTCGCCGTCCAGTAAGTCTGATTTCATGCACCGCACTGTACGTCTCACTACGCGCGATAGGTGCCCTACCGCCTGCGGTAAAAGCCCCCGCCGCCAGCGCGTAGCGTGCCGACTAGCTCGAACGCAGGGCCGTACACCACGCCCTCTAGCACCTGAGAAGGTTGCGGGTACTGGCTGAACGAGCCTGGCGTAAGCGTACCCGCAAGGGCTTGGTACTGCGCGTTGCTCAGGCTAGCGGTGAACGATACGCTAAGCAACCCCGCGCTAGTGCTTACAGACTGTGCGTTGAGTGCTATGTTATTTGTAGCAGTGAGCGTTCCGTGTGACGCTGTTTGTGCTTGCGCCGTGAGCGCCAACGTGATAGCGCTGGCCAACGCTCCTTGCGTCATCGTGGCCGCTTCGCCCGTGAGCTGGACGACGGTGACGAGTTGCGGGGTGACTGTGCCCTGCGCGGTTGTGTTGCTCTGCCCGGTGATCGGCAGGCTGAGTGTTGCGGGGAGGAAGCCGCTTACGGGGGACGTTGAGTGGCCTGTGAGCGCGCTCTGTCGCGAGACGCCAAGCGTGCCGGGCGTAGCTGCGTGGCTTTGCCCGCTTAGTGCTGCGGTGTCCCCGAGCGCGGGGAAGGGTAGCGCTACACCGTAAGGCTCGCTGGCAAACGGGCGAAAGCCGTACATAGCTAGCCCTCGTAGGTGCTAGGCCAGCCGCTATCGAAGTCGTAGCTCTCGGGGGTTTCGCTTGCGTTGATCGCCGCAATGTGAGCTTCAGCCGCTGCGAAGATCGCCATATCTTGCGCCGCTGCTGCGTGGAAAACAGCAAGCGCGATACCCGCAGACATCGTAACGTGTGTGCCGTCCATCGTCTTCCACGGCACAGGGGGGATTTTCTCCCCCATCATCACAAGACCAAGCTGCTGCGTCTTGCTCTTCGTGTCCGAGTGAAACCACTTAGCCACGCCGCCAACGTCAACCGAGTAGCCCCCTTGTTCGGATAGCTTGTCGCGGTAGGCTTTGATCGCTTCAATCTTTTCAGCACGCAGATTATCGCGGTCAACCCATCCAGCCGGGGGATAGTCGCTGAAAGCAGCTTGTGCGGCTTCATCGGACAGCTCGCGACCGAAGTCGAGGTGGATGCCTGTGGTCTCCAGCGCTGCACCGACACGCACCCATGTTCGCCCAAAGCGGTCGGTTAAAGTGATACGCGCCATGTTTTGGATGCTCCCGTGCCGCCCGTCGTCCCGCTGTTTAGCCCCTCTGCGAGACCTGCCGTGTCTGCCGTTCGGGTGAATGTTCCGTTTCCGATGTCGCAAACCTCAAACACGCCACCAGAGCAGCACCCACCCCCTCGCCCGCCCGTCCCCGTTCCGAAGCCGTTGCCGCCGTTGCCGCCGTTGCCGGGGGATGCGTCCAGTGCGTTAGTTGCAGTGGAGCCTAGCAGTGTTTCGTACACGACACGAACAACACCGCCGCCCGATCCACCACCACCACCGCCGCCGCCGCGATTGCCCGCCGCTGCCGAAGCCCCGCTGCCGCCGTTGCCGCCTTTTGCGATGATCGCAGATGTTGCAGTTGACCCCGAGCGGTTTATTTTTCTGGCGTATACCCATATAACCCCGCCGCCGTTGCCTGATGCTCCGCTGCCGCCTCCCGCAGTCCCATCACCTCCACCACCACCCCCGCTCCCTGCCGATGCCCCGCCGACGTTGGCCGTCCCGATGTTGGTTGTGCTCAGGCTTCCTAGCGTTGGGACATTGAGCGCAATAGAGCCGTTGGCCGCACTGCCGCCGCCGCCACCTACACCGCCGCTTCCACCGCCGCCTGAGCCGCCTTTTCCAAATGTGGCAGTGCCAACACCACCTAATACGATACCTGATGCTGTTGTTCCTGCCGTGCCTGCCGTGCCTGCCGCCGTGCCGCCAACTACCCCCCCTACCCCCCGTACACCAAGCGCAAGAGAACGTCCTGTCGCGGGCGCAGCGGGTTGCGCCCCGCCTGCACCCCCAGAGCCATTCCCTCCCGCAGTAGCCAGCGAAGTGATAGCAGAAGCTGGTGCAGCGGAAATATCAAGCGTGCCTAGAACCCGGATGATGTATCCCGCATTGACCAAACTGCCTGTGCCCGATATGGTCAAGTCGTTGTAGAACATATCCCGCGTGAGCGTGGTCGTTCCACTGCTGATAGTGACGTTACCGTCTCGCCCGTCTCCGAACATCCCGAACAGTGTCAGGGCATCCGGGCCGAGTGCGCGATACCAGTCTTGTTGAGTCGTGGCGCTGCTGTTCGGCGCGAGGATCGTCAGGTCAACGATCTTCGTACCCGCCGAGAAGTTGACCGCAGCGCCCGCATTGGAGCTTTCCAGAACTACGGTTCGCGTCAGCTCGTTGGCTGCGCTGTAGGTATAAATTCCGCGCTCCCACTCCCCAGTCGGAACGCCCGAACCATCCACCGCCACGGTCGAGGCGTGAACTGTGTCGCCCGTACTGCATTTCGTGGAGAAGCGACTGAAACCCGTGACCGCACTGAGCGCAATTGCGCCCGTGCCTGTCGTAGTCGTCGTCTCTCGGATGCCGTTCGCTGTGATGTGCGCCATCACGCAATCCTAAATAAGCCCGTCGTCGCGTCGTTTGTTGGCATGGTCAGCGAGAAGTTGCCTGCTGTGATCGTCTGCGACCCGAACGTGTAGACCGCATGCGCTTTGTCGCCCTGCGTGCTGTTGTATGTGAGCACAGCGTCGAACGGACCTGCTGTCAAGCCTGTCCAACTGAACGAAGCCGACGGCGTAGTGAACGCTGTGGTGCCCGAGCTGCTGGGCGCTGTCCACGTAAACGTGACGCCGCCAGCGGTGTAGCCCGCGCCGGTCACTTCGTTCGTGGTGCTGTACGCCGTGGTGCTCGCGTTCACCGTGGCCGTGGCCAGGTAAAGCGCTGCCTTCCACGTGTCTGCGCCGGTGCCCGCGCGCACGACCGTGGTGCCCATCGCGTGAATTCCGTTCATGCTCTCTGTTTTGTACGAAGTGCAAATTGCTTGTGTGTTTGCCATATCAACCTCCTAGCTGGCCCGCGGACACGTTGAACACGTGCCCTTCTGGCAGCAAGTAAACGTCCGCGCTTTCCTTAACGATCACGTCACCTTGCCAGTACAGCTCGCGGTGCTTGATGCTGTTCTGAGTAAACTCCCACACAACCTCGCGCCGGAGCGTTGACTCCGGCAGGTTACCGCGAGACGTGTGGACGAGGGCTTCGCTCATACCGCCGCCCCTAGCAACTTGCTGGCCGTGGCTCGCAGCTTAGCGAGCTTCGCCTCAAGCGCGTCGCACTCCGCGTCCAGCTCCTTGGCGCGCTGCGCAGCAGCGATAACCTTCTGGTCGGCAGCGTCGACGTGCTCTTCGCACTGCTTGGCGATAGCGCGTGCATTCCCCTCGGCGTCCGTACGCAGCTTGCTGGCGGCGTCCTCTGCTTCTTTTTTGATAGCAGCCGACGCAGCTACTGCCTGGGCTTGCGCGTTGTTGATCGCGGTTTGCGTGTCGCTCAGTTCCTGCTTCGCGGCAACCACAGCCGCAGCCAGCTTATCGCGTTCTGCGATCAGCTTCGGGATCGCAGCTTCAGCTTCAAGGCGTCGCTGCTCGGCAACACCCGCAGCGTCAAGCGCTTGGGCAACTTCCTCGAAAGCCTTGAAGCCCTTGAGCAGTTTGCGTGCCGCTTCTGCGGATTTGATTAAGTCGCTCATGGTTTACTCCTTCACAAGCAGATAGACAGACAGCGACGTGGTGACGTCGCCACCGATGACGCGGGGGCGGATGTGCTTCGTCGCCTCGGATACAAGCTCCAGCTTCGCAGCGATAAAGTTCAGGTCGTTGCCCTGCGGGTCAGTCAGCACGGCCCAATCTGTGCCGTTGTTGCTGCCCTCGATGCGCAGTGTTGCGCCACCGAAGGTGCCGATGACTTGTACGCTGCGGTCAGTGTATTGCGAATTGCCAAGCTCTTGTCCGTCGTCGTCGGCCTGCATGGCTTCCCACTGTTGGACGAAAGCTTTTGTGTTTTGCGTCTGTGCGCGGGTTGGGTTGATCGTTGCCATTTTGTGCCTTTCAAATTGCTGACAGCTCTGCGCTGCTCGGGCTGCCGTAGCCCATGAACATGTTGGCCACGTCCTGCACGCCTGCTGCGTCTACGTCGCCCACGGTCTTCGCCGTGTTCGCCATCTGCTCGGCGGCAGCGGCGGCCTGCATGGCTTGCTCCTGTGCAGCACGTTGCTGGCGCAGTGCTGCTACCGCGTCGTCGCTGCGCACCACGCTCGGGGTCACCCCAAGCCCGTCGGCGTACTCGTCGATCACCTGGTCGGTGTCTACCTTGTCCCACACGGAAGGGTCTTGCTTCGCGCCAGCCACGGCGCCGACGGTAGCGATCAAGCGGTCGAAGCTCTGCAAGCCGACTGCGCGCTGTGCTTGCGCCAACGTGCTTATGTATTGCACGGCCAGCTCCTTGCCTTGCATCGCCTCGGGGGGCTCAGGCAAGATGTCTGCCTCGATCATGCGGTCGAAGGTGTAGTTGATGAGGGGGTCGAACAGCTCGTTGTGTAGACGCTCCAACACCGGGCCGAGCATGAGCAGCTTCTCTTCGTGGCGCTCGGCGACCTCGGTTGCGGTGATACCGCTGCGGGTATCGTTGGCCAGCATCAGGAACAGGTCTTCGTAGAAGTGGCTCTTGACAAGCGCCATCGTTTCCTGCATCGCTTCGCCGAGTTGGTTCAGGTCGAGGCGCACATCAAACAAGCTGCGGATCGCGTTCTCTGGCCCGGTGCTGTCGACATACGTGATGCCGCCGGGGAAGCGGTCAGCTCCTGCGCTGCGCAGGATGCCAGGGGCTTGCAGTGGCGGGTTTGTCTGGTAGTCGATTGCCATCGCGCGACGGGCTTTGAAGAACTGCATCTCCTTGATGTCTGCGATAGCGTCGTGGCCTGGGCCGGTGCCGTAGACGTCATTGCCGTTGACTTCCCAGCGGGAAGCCAGCACGGGGAAGCGGTTGAAACCGCTCACACTGAGCATGGTTTCGGTGTCTTGCTTGTTGGCTTCGTAGTAGCAGGACACGAACTTCATGTTGCGGTTGTCTGTCTTGCCGTACTGCTTACCGCTGTTGGGTTCGATGATGTGCTGAACCTGAATCCATTGATCGATGTTGCCCCGCTGCCAGCAGTCCTTGACCTGCGGGCTGCAATTGTCTAGCCCGAACTTTTTGACCATCTGGCCAACGGTCATGTTGAACTCGCGGACGATTGTGTCGACCTGCCCCTTCTCGTTGGTGGCCAGCGCGTACTCGCCGACCGGTGCGGAGTGCAGATGCAACACGTCCTCGAAGTCCGGCATCATGATCGTGCAAGATGTGCCAAACGCGCCCAGCTCCATGTAGGTTTGGTGCAGCGCACGGTACACGTTGGACTTACTGAAAATCTCACGCATCAAGTCGGTGACTCTTTGCAGCCACTGCTTGACCTCTTGGTTCTCGCGCATCGCCACATCAGAGGACGTGAGCCGGAACCATGGGCGGGCGGGGGAGGACATGCCGCCCATGAGCCCCGCCGATAGCGTCTTGAGAGAACGACGAGAAGCCGTGTGGATTTGTTTGCGCGCCCGAGCAGCCTTCGCACCTTGGTTGGCCTCGCTCGGCGTGAAGCGCCCTGCGTACGGGGCGAGGTAGTCGATCAGCTCCAGCCAGTCGCCCTCCCACGAGGAGCGCTCGCTCCACAGCATCGCCTTACGCTTGAAGTAAAGCTGCTTTTTTGTGAGCCCCGACTGCGCGCCGGGTGTTGCGGGCATGGCCATCGATTAGTTACCGCCGAGGAGTGTGGACTGCCCGAGGGAGAGTTGCTTCTTCTCGATGCCTGTCGGGCCGGTCAGCAGCGTGCTGCCTGCCATGCCTGCGTTGTTGGCTGCCGCTTTACGCGACTCGCTTGCGCCCATCGAAGACAGCTCCGCCTGCTTAGTTTCCTGCGTTTGGCGGACTTCGGGGGCGGTGTATTTTGGGGTTGGGCCGATGCACATGGTCTTGATCCAATGTCAGTAATTTGCCAGCGGATCGTACCCGCGCCCTCCCCCTATAGGTGCCCGCCCGCTCAAAGGGTTGTACTCGCGCCGAGCGCGGTCACGTGCCTCGCGCTCAACCTTCGACTGGTTCGGGGTTGCGATCAGCGACAGGATGACCGCTGTAGCCGCGTCGGGCGACCTGCCCACGCGATCCACGATGTCCTCTCGGGACTCGACCTTGATCGTCTTGCCAGACGGCTCCCACCGTGGCGCGCACAGCTCGGCAAGCAAGTCCTTGTCTGGCGGCAACATGAGCCCGGTGTCGTAGGTCGGGTCAAGCGCCTCGCGCATGCGCCACCACAGTTCGCTGCGTTGGTTGAAAAACTTGAGGTTGCCTGCCTTGCCGCCATACCGCGAGGTTTCGGACACGTTGACACTGATTGTTTGAACAGGTACGTCACGCAACAGATCGACCGGGCTGGCACCAACACCGATGCCGTCGACGTGTACCGGTGCGCTGTCTCGGCGGTTCGCAATCACGTGCGCGACCACGGCCTGTCCGTCTGGCGTGCCGGTGCCCGGTATCCGTTTCAAGCGGTCGATCCAGTTGTCGTGGCGCATCGCCAGTACCGTGTTGTCTTTGCCGCCTCTGGCCACGTCGACGCCCATACTTGTCATCTCGCCCTTGGGGCTGCGGTCTGTCCAGCGCTCCATGGCTCGCTCAACCCACGCGGTCGGGATCACTTGGAAGGCGTCGTCCTCCATGCCCGCACCGAAGTCCCCGTACAGCATTTGGCTGCGCAGTGGCTCGGGCATCGACTGAAGCACGGTCATGTAGCCGGTCGTGGCCAGGTACGGGTTATCCGAGATGCGTGACGGGATGAACGTGCGCGACTGGGGCGTCACGATGTCCTCAGGCTTGTAGTCCCGCGGGTCGAAGTTCCACACAGGTTGGTTGTCGATCAACACGAACTGGCCAGGGTTGTCTCGCCCGAACCACATGTCCTTGCTGACGCCGTTCTCGCCAGG